GAGCCCGACATCGACGGCGATTCCGAAGTTGTGGAGCGACTGGCCGCCGCGGGCCTTGGTCACGATCGGGCCGGGCTTGGTCCTGCCTTGAGCATAGAGCGCATCCTGCTCCGCATAGGTGCGGGTGCCCGCGATGTAGCGGACGGCGACGCCGCGTTCTTGGAAATGCTTCTTGAGCGCGACAAGGCAGTTCGTGAAGACCGAGCGCACCTTGGGGTTCAGCGTGTCGATGTTCTTCTGGGAGCGTTCGTCGATCATTTGGCTACTCCTTTCACCTTTTCCCATGAGCGGAATCCGCCCAGTCCGAGCAGGCCGAACAACACGGTGTTAAGCGCATCGTGGTCGAGTGCAACGACTGGCGCCGGTTCCTTGGTGATCAGCGTGTAGAAGAATGAGAATCCCGGCTGACCGACGAACTGCCAGGCAAAGGCCCCGGCACAGACCCATCCGACGCAGGGGCGCCAGCCAGCCACAAAGAGGTTGGAAGAACCGGCCTCAACCTGATTGATCTCGGTCTGCGCTTTGGCGGAATCCGCTTCGATCTCCAGGAGCTTCATTTGCAGCTCGGCATGGAGCTTGGCCTGCTGATCCCGGTCGGGGATGAACTTGTTCACGATCCCTCCGATCGTTGTCACCATCTGTGGAATATCCCAGGTCATGTGGATAGGGGAGGTTAAAAAGTGAAAAGGTTAGAAAGTGAAAAGCGGAACCTGAAGAGCCTCAGTCATTCTTCATTTCCCTGAGTGGTGCCCCGGACGGATCGTCATCGGACGCAGGGGGTTCCGACTCCCCGCCCGAGGCAAAGTGTTATTTGGCCAGGATCCGGTCCTCTATCCGACGGGTCCTCATGTCGATCTGAGTCAGTGTCGCCATGGCGGCAGCCAGCACCTCGCGGCGCTGGGCGGCCTCGGACTGGAGCTCGGTCAGGCGTGCATCCTGTGATTCATTCAACTTCTCGACCCGCTCCATGCGGAGGGGGAGTGCCGAGTAGAGTGAGAGAAATGTCCAGAGCGCAGCGGCCCCGGAGCAAGCCGCGACCAGCGAGATGACCAGCGTCAGAGGGTGAGGGAGAGGGGTGGAGTTCATGGGTTAGAAACCGATTGCTGATTTCAGCTTGGTCAGCAGACCGGGTGAGTCAGAAGATGGAGGCTCGGAGATGGGAGGTTCGACAACCTCCGTGATCCAGTCTGGAAGCGGCGTGTCGGCAGGGTCGAGGAGGGCCTGCCACTCGTAGTAGAGAGGCTCACCCTGTCCGATTTTTGCACCTCCTATCTCGGAGTATGATGCATAGATGGAAACGGGGACAATGTTCACCCCCCAGACTGGAATAGCCGTTGGGATGGGAGGGAGTTCATAGACCCAAGGCAGGTCGCTTGCGTCTTGGAGAGTTGTTGCTCGAAAGGTTCTCATGGGAGGTTGAGGCCAATGCCAAGCGTCTGACGATAGAGGTTATTAACAGCATTCAGATTGTTGAGACTCATTTCCACATTTGCCACCAAAGCAAATGGAAGCACAAAAGAGCCGCCTCCCGTGTTGGAAGGCTGCCAGCCTCCCATCGTTATATTTCCCGAAGAAAACGTTATGGCTCGGGTAGCCGTGGTCTGCGTTCCTCTGTTTGCATTAAAAGTGAAGAGACCACTTGCAAAGTTGTATGTTGCCGCCGATTGATTGAACCCAGCGGGGACTGTTTGCGATCCAAACCCATCATTGGATGTGCCATCGAAACTATCGATGCACGCATTAGTCGCATTGTTCGATCTCAAGGCAAACCGAACAGCCCCAAGTGAGGCGGAACTCATGGGGATAATTGTTCCACCTCCCGTATTGTTCCAGACTGCCAACTGACTCCTGATTGAGTTGGAGGTAGTGAGCGGGGTGGATAATGTCTCAAGGCATCCGCTTCCACTTATATTCACTCCATTCGTTCCCCATGCCGCAGATGCTGTTCCGAGACCCGTCATCGGAGCATCGTAAGTCCCCAAGCCCCCAAGTGATCGAGCCGTCAAAGTTGTCGAGGCATTCTGTGAACTCCTCAACGGCCAGCAGACCATGCTATTCCACAAGCCGAGCGATTTGATCCCGCGCACGAAGTCGCTGATCAGTCGGCGTGAGTCGGAGTAGCCGGTGATGATAGGGCCAATGTTCGGAGCGGTGACCGATCCCGTGTTGGTCAGGTTGTTCCCCCCCGTGTGAGAGTCGGTAAGGCTGACGGCTGTCGAGGTGCCGTTGAGTGCCCACCATGAAATCAGGTTGTTGCGGAGTCCGGTGTCGAGCGAGGCGTAGGTGCGGCCCGCGCCGGAGTTGAAGAGCGCGGCAATCTCGGAGTTTGTTCCAGAAGTTAAAACCCTCTTCCAGAGACCCCAGCCCGCAAGGTTTCCTGTAAGAAAACTACCAAACGGGTCACGCCCAAGTCGTGTGATATTGGTTGTGTTTGGAAATGTCCATCCTGCAACAGCGGTTGAAAAGTTTCTCGTGCCGCCGTTTATGGAAATAAAACTCTGGTTTAAGGTCGAGTCCCAGCCGCACTCGACAAAGTTCCATGTGCTTGGCACAAATGCAGATGAGTTGACTGAAACGCTGTTAGAGGCGTTGTCGTTTCTAATTGTGAGATATACCAGATTTAAGTTATCGAAGCGCTGAAGTGTAAATCCACCCCCTGCGTTAACTGGATGACTCCCTTGAGTGATCAGGGCGGAGTAAGCAGGCGCATTCGACGGCATAAAGAACCATCCAGCAACCGTGAAGCTCTGACTCTGGCATTGGAGGTTAGCCGCCGTGGAAGTTAAGGACTGACTACTAGCCGAAGTAAACGACGCCGCATTGTCGTAAGCCGTCGGCGTCTGGGTTCCGCTCGCAATCCCTGCGCGGCTAAAGTAGGCCAGGGCGTCGGGGTCCTGGCCGCCTCTCAGGATGATGTTGGTTCCCGTGGAGAGGGGCATGGACTAGGCGAGCTGGGTCTTGAGCGAGAAGAAGAATCCCTGGCCGCTGTTCGGCGTGAAGGCCGACCGGACTTCAGGGATAACCCATAGCGAGGTCGATCCGCTTGCCAGCGTGAAGGGGAGCGAACTGCCAGATCCCGAGAAGGATCCCATTGTGTAGGCCGAGTCACCGCTGCCGGAGGTCTGCCATCCAGCGAGGTCGATGAAGCCGATCCGGCTGGCCCTGGAGGCCCAAAGGCCGGAGCTCCATGTGCTGGTTTGGTCATCCGCGGAGACTCCTGATGTGTAGAGATGGAGCCGGATGGTGGCGCTGAAGCTGGCCTGATTGGTCACTCCTCGTGCCGCGACGATGTAGCCCGACCCCCCGGCGACCGGGATCACGTTGGAGAAGGCTTGTGTGCTAGTCATCGGGGGCCTGATAGCCGCGCCCGCGACATAGGCAGTCGTGTTGGCTGGCCTGGTGAAGTCGAGATTTGAGATGACGATGGGCGAGAAGTTTGAGGCAGTGGCCGAGACGACCAGGTTGCCGGAGGCATCGGCCCGGAAGGGGATGTTTCCATTGGCGGACTTGCCGACGATCAGTGTGGAGGGATTGCTCATAGTGATATGGGGTGGGTTATGGGGAGGGGTGAAGGGGATTTACCATGAAGCTCATGAAGATCATGAAGAGGAGAGATGATCTGGTTAGTCCTTGATGGACTTCATGTGCTTCATGGTGAGGTTTCTCATTTCTGATTCTCAGCCAACTCTTGCTGACCATCTTCCTCCCATGCCGCCGACCTGGAGGCCGATCTTGTCGCTCTCTCGGATGAGGTGGCCCTCGGCCCGGTATTCCTCGTTGTTGGCCTTGTCGAGCTGGCCATCCTCTCGGAGGGCGTCACTGGCGATGGAGAGCTTCAGGTAGTCGGCCAGGACGGAGGGGACCGGGAGCTGTTTCCAGTTGGCTCCATTGGGGGGCTGGACGTTGGAACTGGCCAGGATCGCCTCGTAGCAGTGGCCGTCGGAGGCCCCCACGATGTCCCCGGCGGCGTAGGTTGTCGCCGCGCTCCATGACGTCGCGCTGTATTGGTAGGGCCTCAGCCGGTAGTGAACCCATACGTCGGATGCCTCGATGTCGGGGTCAAGCAGAATCCTGTCATTCCTGAGAGAATAGCCGACTTCCTTGGGGTTGAGCGTCTTGTCCGGGTCGTCGAGGTAGATGCCAAAGATCTCGCCAAAGGGCTCCTGACCGGCCTGCTCGTAGGAGAGTGAGAGCTCCTCGCCGCTGATCTCCGGGCTGCGCTGCTCGATCCGGCAAAGCTCAGGCCAGCGGTCCCATTCCCAGGCAATGGCGATCCGGGTGTTGAGATACTCGGTGAGCGAGGCCCGTGTGGAGGAGAGGATCGTGGCCGAGGGGTCGAGTCCCATCCGTGCGGCGACGCCGGTGATGATCTTCTCGTAGGTTGTTGTTCTCAAGGGATGAAGGGGATGGAGGGGGCGTAAAGAGGAGAGGTGAGTTGGTTAGTCCTTCATGAGCTTCATGCTCTTCATGGTAAATCAGGTTTCAGGTTTCAGCCTTGGCCTTGGCCGAGGCTTTGCAGTGCAGGCACCGCGCCCATGCGGCCGATCTGGGCGTTCTGCTGCTGGGTCATCTGGAACTGGAACGACTGGACCCGTGCGTCGATCATCTTCCGGAAGATCTCATCCTGCTGGTAGCGCTGGCTGACGGCTGGGTTGGCCTGGATGGTCTGCTGGAGGACCTGGAGTCGGACCTGCGGGTTGCCGCCCTCCTTGAGCGGGGGCTCGGCACCGGCGGCGATCTTGGTGAACTGGACCTGCTCATCCTCGGCCTCGGCGGCGGCGGCCACCCCGGCGTCGCGGACAAGAGCCTCGCCCAGGACGGGATCCACCGCGCTCATGATGAACTTGACCAGGCCCGCCCGGTCAATGACTCCCGCGACATCAAGCGGGATCGCCACCTTGGCGATGTAGTCGAGCTTCTTGCCGAGGAACTCGTTGTCGAGATCCCGCACATCGAAGTCGGCCTGCAAATCGAACTGTCCTTGGATCTCCTCGCGGGAAAGCTGGAACTTGCCCGGCAGCATCCCGACGATCCGCTGGATCTGGCTGTCGGTCAGATACTGCTGCATGAGCTGGAGTGTCTGGGTGACGGCCAGCTTCATGTCGGTGAGGA